GAGAAGGGCGATTTGGTGTCGATCCAGAACATGAACAGTCAAGAAAAGAACCTGGGCGTGAACGCCACCTTGGAGGATATCCAGAAGGAGCTCTTCGAAGGAGAAGACATTCTTCTGGAGAAGAAACCTTCTGCCGAGACAAGTGGTATCATTCCGAACCCAAATATTTGAATGAAACTTAAAATCTAAGAATAATGTAATGGCTAAATTAAATCGGTCTGTGATCGAAAAATACGATGCGGCAGGAAATTGTACCACTACGTTTGTAACCGGGGGAAACCCTCCAGCACATCTGTTGCCACTCATTGCGTTGCGTACAGGTGCAACAGGTATCCCCATTACAAATCTAATAGGCCGAACCACAATATCCAGTAATATATTCGTGGGCGGATTAACGTATGATGATTTTACGATGCGTAGAAAAGCAGAAACCCTCCAATACAATGGGAATAGCACAAAAGAAACGCAAAAAACAATGTTTAGTAAAATGCAGTTTCGAAAGAATATGAAAAATGTCAATCGTAGCGAAAATTGTCCAATCGTGGTGTATCCGCCCTCCAATAGTGGAGTGATCGATCTCATGTTCAGTGGATATTATTACAATCCAAATGTACCCTTTCGATCGTCTATTTAAAGTCTTGTCTTTCAGGATATGACTTTAAAATACTTATGCCTCTAGGGTCGCAAGCTTTTATGGTCGCAAGCTTTTATGGTCGCAAGCTTTTATGGTCGCAAGCTTGGTACCAGACACACATCCATGGTTGGGAAAATCTCGCCACTCATACAGACATCCCCCTGATAGACTTCTGTACATACCCGATGACCTTTTTCAAAGCCAATGTAACAAAATCCATCTTTTTCTACAAGTTGGTCTTTACGATAGAGTGATGTATCGAGCTTGTTTTGCAATTGTTTGATGGCTCCCTTCTCTTCCTTCCTCTTTTTCTCCTCTTCTTCTCTTTCCTCGCTTTGGATCGTAGAGGCAGTCAGATTGGGATTGGGTGCAGGTTCGGGTACCTGTTCTTGCGAAAGGGTCTTTTCTAAGGTCTGAATAGGATTAATCTCTTTTACCCCCTCCATCAAGGTTTGATAATAAGAAAAAAGGATATCTTTAAAATAATAGGCAAGCGACAATAGAACCAAAAGGACACTAAACACCACAATCCCCCACATGGTAAAGGATGGCGGCTGAATATCCATGTCATAGTTGGGTTCGGACGAAGGTTCGGCTACCTTCTCAGTGTCCTTCTTGGCTAACAATCGTTTCATGGTATTCGAGGGTTTAGACGTTTGGAAGTTCTTTCCTTCTCCATACATATTCGAGTAAATGTTTTGAAGAACATCCTTGGGCATTATAATGTTAGAGTATAAAAATACTTATAAAAGGGCATGAACTTCGTTCTTTTTGAGTTCTTTGAAAATGAGTTCAATATTCCTTTGCAAGGGTCCGAAGATTTCACCCCGTTCTACGAGCGGAAGATGGTATGGCAATGTGTCTTCCATAAATAAAACAATACAGAATGTCAAGATCTGTCGCTTCTTCTTATTGTGAGGAGGTTTGTATCGTATGGCAAAGAGACCCATGAGAGCCTCTACGGTTCGCTTACGTAACGGCTCGGAATGAGACAAAAAGATCTCAAACAAGATCCATACCACGTTCTGATAGAAATGAGGGATACCCTCTCGCTCGACCGAGACAAGTGGCTTCTTTTCTTTGATACATTTCTCATCATAACAAAGGATCCAATCCATCCAATAGGACAACTTGGTCTTGTTTTTTGTCTCGGTCAGGTGATAGACAAACTCATTGAGGGGTACGAATAGTTCTTTCGGGTCTCCTTCCTTGAAAAAGGGGGTAATATAGTCTAGATTGGGTGCACGCAAATCCGTAAATACTTCTTCAAACTTGAACTTGAAAGACATGGGATCCAAGAGGGTTTGTTTTTTCGTTTCGGATAAAATAAGAGTAAGACTAAACAACAAGGTTCGTACCGGCTGCATGTTACGGAGTTCTAGATCGTTTGGACACTCTTGAACCATCTCTTTGAATTCTACAAATTTCTTGTATACATAAAGAGGTAGTTTTGGATGTTGGATATGGATATATTTACATAAGATGTGAATGTAAAGGTTCCATAGTTCGAGAATACAGCCGCTACACAACAAGTCGCCTGTCCAGAAAAAAGCCTCTTCTGTCTTTTGATAATAAATGGCATTTTCGAGGTCCTTGATCACTTTGGCTCTGGGATAATTCGAAAAGGTGTATTGAAATTTGGTACGTACATCCTGGATGTCAGAGGATGTATCAGATTTGTCTGATTTGTCTGATTTCATTTATACTGTTCTACACAAAAAAAAATAACAGATTATACAAAATGATACTCTTTCTCTTGTTAGTCCTTCTATTGATCAGTTATATCTATCTACAGCAACAAGTTGAAGGGTTTGATATGAGCAATCAAACCTATTACAATGAGGGTGTATTCGATCCTTTTTATAGTTATCATTACGATGAGATATTCAACACCATACCTTTATACGAGGAGATGATCTTCAAAGTGTTCCCGTTGTTGACAGAAGGCAGTAGTATGTTATGGATCGGGTCTAGAAATGGACATGGGGTACAACTGCTGAACGATATGGGCAAGACGACGGGCATCGATGGGTCTAGTGCAATGGTCAAAGTGTCCAAATATAAATATCCAGACAATCACTTTCTCGAGGGAACCTATAAACAAGGATCCTTATTTTCTGCACGTAGTTTTACGACAGTGTTCTGTCCTTTCTTAGAGCTGCATCGTATCTCTGACCTGGACGTCATGATGCGAAACGTGAGTAACTGGCTGGTACACTATGGATATCTCGTGATCACTCGGATCGATTTGTCTCAGTTTCCGATGGGGATGTTGTCCGATACACCGAGCGCCTTCCAATACACGAGTGATTTTAAAGGGAACGAATGGGTAGAGACCTTTACGGATAGTAAGGCGAAAACTCGTACGAACAAACAAACCTTGTATCCTTATACGATGGAAGAGATTGCGTCCTTTGCAAAGCGTTATGATCTGAAACAGATCCACCAGTATGCGGGAGGGGTGATACCCTTAGAGGTACTTGTCTTTCAAAAGAAATCTTAACGAGTATAACGTCCAATCGAGACAAATGAATCCAATACGTAAATGGTAAACACACCCAGAAAACAGTACAACACAATTTCTTCGTTTTTTTGTCCTGTTTTGATTTCACGTTGTTCCTCGAACATTTGCATGAGCCGGTCAATCTTTTGTACCAGGTCATCCGGACGTTTGGAAGGCACCTTGTTCTGATCCTCCATCAACAAATATTGATCACTAGGTATAGGTATGTATTTTTCCACATTCGGTACCTCGTTGCTATAAAAAGAAGAAAGCTCCTTGTCATTTTCCTCTTGTATGTTCTTGTGAATATCCGAGACTCGGACATGATCATAGGGGTTTGCCATGTTTGGTTTGTCCAAGGCGTAAGAAGGTCCTTCACCTTGCATATTCTGCAAGACAGATCGATCAATTTTCATTTTTTCTTTGTTCAACTTGTCTTCTAATACTTGGTCATGGTCAATCGGCGAAGCATAAAATGCGAGTGACATTACTTTATTAGAAACATATATTTTTTTTATGCTTCCTCTATATTAATGTCTAAAAGTAACTCAAAGTCTAAAACAAAAAAGGCTACCAACTCTCCGTTTGAATTTTTAAGCGTCTTGAATGACAATAAGTATTTTGCGGGTATCATCATGTTGATCATGAACATTGGTTCGAAATATATTACGATTGAACTGAGTAAAACACAGGAAGCCTATTTCAGATATACGCTGGGTCGTCAGATCCTTATTTTTTCCATTCTGTGGATAGGTACACGAGACATTACCATATCCCTTGTACTCACTGCCGTATTTATTCTTTTGGTGGATTATTTATTTAATGAAAATAGTAAGTTTTGCATCATTCCGGAGAAGTACAAGGAACTACAAAAAGAAGTAGGAGGTAATATGGTGACCCAAAAAGAGGTGAACGATGCAATTGACACGCTGAAGAAGGCGAGAAAGGAGAAACAAGAGAAAGCAGAACAAAAAGAACCCTATGAGGAGATCCTATACAAAGAGAATTTTATTTAATCCTCTTATATAGTATGATTACCGTACAGGGAATAGAAACACCTTATTATTATGAGAAGATCAAATTAGAGGACAAAAGTGTGCACCATGCGAAGTTCTGCATGGAGAAAACGTGCACGAATAAGCCTTATTTCAATCTTGAAAAGGATAAGTATTTATCCGGCGAGAAGAAAGAACCCAATGCGAATGACAAGGAGACAAGAATGATTGAATTCTTTTCAACGTATTACCGCTATTCACCCAAGCTGTATATGGAAGAAAGAGCAAACACCCTGTTGATCTTTCCTATATTTAAACCAACACCGAGCGACAATTACAATTACATGGATCCAGATATCAAAAATTATTACAAATGGATTTTCTCTGTGAAACGCGAGCTGGAATTCTTCAAGTTTGGACCCAAAGGTGAGGCGATGATCGATGAGGTCAATCCGGCTGAAAATACTTATGCCGTTGCCTTTATCAACATCACCGATAACGACGACGATATTCTGGAAAAAATCAATCGTATCAAGCGTTTCATTGTACTGAGCCAAACCCAATACGCAACACCCAAGTTTAAATACGATCGTTCCATTACGAACATTCTCTTTTATACCGATCTCAAGAAAGACGTGGACAAGTCGTCTGATCCCCTTTTGTTTGTGGATTATTATACACGTAAACAGTCGGTGGAAAACCAAACACGTGTGTCCAAGTTACTCAAGACCAATCTCTTGTCGTTACCCAAGATCGGAGAAGAGACTGCGCGTCTAAAATATGTCTCGCTAGACAAGCCCAAGCAACGCCCCGGGTCACCCTATAACGACTTTGTGGAAAGCGAATTCAATCAACTCTATCGACAAGGATTGTTACGATTTCGCGCGACCGAAACGGCCGATGCACTTGAACGGACCTTCCGTATTTTGTATCGCGTACACTCGGTAGACAAGGAAGATCTTTTTGGTGAAATACGCACAGGTGATTTTATCTACAAGATGATAGATAAAGACTATAAGGTCACCAGAGGAAAACTGACCCTTGTCCCGGGTTTTAGAGACAAATACATCTTTACGACCTATAAAGATACCATTCAAAAGGGAGAGGGAGAGGGTAAAGAGGTGATTGGTCAGAAAAAGTTTACGATTTCTATTCGTAAAGGATGGTTTGGGTTTGAATATGTGACGTACAAAACCAAAGATGCCCCGTCCACACGTGGTTCGATTGAATATGAGAGGTACGGCAATGAATACGAGAAATACAAGTGGTTTAGGTACAACGATCTAGATAGCCGCCTCACCATCGATAGCACCATTAAATATTACGATGACCTTGTCTTTGATCGTGCTGCGGTCACTGCCTTTTTAGAGTATAAAAAAAACTATGATGCAAAGATGAGACTGTCGAGCGAGTTTTTAAAAATCAATACCAACACGAAATTATTGTCCGAGTTTACGCGGTTTATCTACGACAATCTGGGTGATACCCATGTTAACCGCACGTCGTTTGGGATTACGAATACATCCTTTGCCACTCGTATCAAGATCGGTCTTTTGGACTTGTTGTTTAGTCCGAATGAAACGATCTACGTCATTCAGAACATACGAAAACCAGGTCGAGAAGACCAAACCAAAACATTGAACTATAAAATGGTGTCTTATCGTGATGTGATCCCCGATAAGATACTTGATTTTGACCGGATCGTGGTAGGCGAAGACCCGGAGAGGTTTTACTGTAAGGACAACATATGTGACAATGTCATTGCCAAGGAAGAAAATCGCACGACTTTGCATGTAGTTGTGTTGGTCACCAAAGAAAACGTGAAAGATTTGGATGCCTTAAAAAGGGGAACCGAATGCAAGATGTTGAAGAAAAACATCCAGCGAAACATGAGAAAAGTATTTTACACTCGAGGCGGTTCAGCCAAACGTACCAAACGATTAACGCGACGTAGGCGTAGAAAGAAGGGTCAGTAACGTCTCTACACTCTGCTGGATTTGCTTGTAATAGACATCGGTCTCTTTTTTGAGTTCATAGAGATCATCTAGTTTTGCCGTAATTTCATCCAATTCCGCCTGGGCTTTGAGTTCCTCCTGTCGAAGGGCTTCTTGTTCTATCTTCCATCCTTGTAATTTATCGAGGTGAACCGCCCTTTCTTCTTCCAGTTGTTGCAGGGTTCTTTGGATATGTTTCATTTTATCATCCAATAGGCTAATCTGGGACATCTATACGGAATTCTCTTATTTTTTATCTTGATTTAAATCGCAATATGAATGGAATTCTTGTCACTCCGGCGTCTACCTTTGCGAGAAGTCACCGGCGTGTCACCTAAATGATCCAATTCTTCTAAACTAATCATACTGTCATTCTTGTCCGGCAAAGGGATTGTCTTTTTTAGCCCCGTTAAAATACTGTTGATGTTTTCAGGACCATTCATCTCAGGGCGTTTGTCCGGACGTCGCTCAGGAGTTGAAAACTGTTGTACAAACTGGTTTACACCGGGGTTCGTCTTCTCCATGGTACTGGCAGCTGCACGGGTAAATTGGTTCATGAGGTCAGGATTTTGTCTCATGATATCGTCCATGCCTGGAATGGCAGATTTAAACATGCTATTGGACATGTGTACCATAATGCCAGCCGAGGCAAGCTGAAATACCAACTTCAATTCAGGTGCCATTTTTGCCTTGGACTTGTATTTTTCGGCAAGCTCGCTAAAGATCTCATCATAATCGCCGATGTTTTCCTGAACATTTTCAGAGATACCATCCAGCTTAATGTCAAACGGATCAAACTTGTTGTTCAAAAACTCAATTCCGGTAATGAGGGTGGTCAGCATTTTTCCTTGAAATTGCACACTGTTCTTGCGCTCTCGTTCGCCCTGTTGGTACTCGTATTCTCCGCGCATCTCATCCAATGTATTCTCCATGGTGTATTGCTTGCTCAGTTCCACACCCTTTTGTTGGAGGGTCTCTAATTTTCGAAGATATTGGAATTTTTCCTTCAGCATTTCTTCCTTGGTTTTTACCTCAATGTTTTTGAGTTCCCCCTCTACATTGATCTCTTGGATATGTCTGTACCCGTCCGAGGTGGTTTGTCGATGCGTATCCATCGATACGGTGTCTCGCGCCATGCGTATCGGTTCCGTCGTATTTTCAAACTTCAACGACTTCCCCATGTCCTCAAACTCTTTCATGTCTTCGGCAAAGGATACTCCAGTGGCGGGTTTGGCATCATTCAATAAAAATTCAATCCCTCCGCCAAAGTCAGAGCTAGGTTTGAGTTCCATGCTATCTAACGTAATTTCTTCCATCTATGAAATAGATATAGTAGATAACTTTAAATCTATCGCATGACGCATTTAATCGTTCTCTTTATCTTTATCTTTATCTTTTACCTGGATATGGATCGTTTCCAGAAACTGGGAGATGGAAGTCTCTAATTTATTTTCCTTTTTCATGTAGTCGAGTAGCTGTAAAAAGCAATCCGATAAGTCGTCCTTTTTCTTGTGTTTTGCAAAATAGTCCACCTGATTTTTGTATTTCTCTTCCAATATTTGACGTGTCACTACAATGCCAATCTTCTTTCGCTGTGCATAGGTCGTCTTCTCTTGTACATATAACTTGAGTTTTTGAGTTGCGTTCCAATACTGTATGGCCGTATTTCCTTTCGAGACAAAATACAACGTAATCATGCCCTGCAGGGCTTTCATACGTATGGCATTTTGACCAATCTGGTTCTCGATTAAAATCAGGTCATACCGAGGGGGTAGCTTTTCCAGTGCATCAAACAGTCGCTTGCTTAAATCCACCATGTTTAATTTGTTTGCATTCGTGGCTTTGTCGCACAACTCAATGACCTTCCAATCCACGATCGTGTCGTCGTACATACAGTAAGCCAGGTTCTTGATCCCTACGTCAATGCTGAGATACATCTATATACATAAAAAGGAATACATTTAAACCTTATTTGCATGAATATAGATGTGGGGTTTGATCGTGATTGTGGTCATTTTGGTTATCTTAGCATGTATCGTATGCACAAGAAGACGACGAACTCATCCTTACTCGGAGATTGTAGATCCGATCTCTGCGCTATAGTCTTCCATGTAGGTTCGCTGCATGGGGCGTCGCTTCTTGTCATCCAGCATTTGTCTCGTGAGGTACATTTCTTTCGCAAAAGAGTTCTCATATCCATAGGGTTGCTCCTGTCCACGGATTAAATAAGGCGATCCGTTCTTAAAAGGCTGTTGCACCATGGGTGTTTTATTTTCTAAGATGGAGGTTTTGAAATTTAATTTCATCAGTTCATTGGCATGGTCCATCAAATACTTACGATATTCACTGTTGGTTTGTATTCCATGATTACGTTTAAAGTCTTCGGTCTGATCCTGATAAACTGTAAACGTTCTACCATCATGAACGATACCAGGAAATTGTTCGGTTGCATTGTTGTTGGTGACATAGTCTGTTGCCCACATATAGTATACTATAGTAGATTATATTTTTCAATGGATCCTTACAATTTGGCAAGTTCTACCAATTCATTCTTTTTCATACTTGGTTTGATCTTGAACCCCTTTTCCGTAAGCAACTCTCGGAGCTGTTTCATGGACATTTTACTAAACCCATCTTCTGATCCCGAATTTGTCTCTTCCATGATCAAGTCGGGTTCTGTGTCTACAATCTCCACGGTCTTTTCAATGGTCAAACTATCCGGAGGATCCATTGTGGTCTCCAACTCGACGACCTTGATCTCGGATACGCCGTGATCAAACTCTTCCACACTGTCCACACTTTCGTCCTCTGATTCATCGTCTGAGTCGGGGATCTCAATCGTCATCTCTGGACAACATTTTGTCTCTGTAGACTGAGACGTTTTTGCATGATTTCTGTCTCTCAGTAGCTCGTACAGAAGCTTTGCTTGTTCATTCTGTGCTTCCTCAAGTGACTCATACTTCTTCTTGAAGTAATAACACATCAAGGTCACCAATAGAAGATTGATTATCATACCAATAAAGAAACTTCCAATGTCAAGGATAGAAGAAAGCATCATATGTGAATAACCTATATATTAATCTTTAGGTTCTAACGAAATAATAGTTCAGGATAATTCATTTCTTTGAGGATATACTTTCCGCCGTGTACCGTAGAATATCCGTCCAAGATGCGATATAGAAATGTGATTTTTTCTTGGGTTTGGATCACGTCCATTTTGCCATTGATCGCATGTTTTGAACCAACAAAGTGTTTGCATAGATCAATAAAATGGGTGGTAATCACGTAGTCAATCGAATTCTTATGTTCGTTCAGCAGAGACAAATACATGGTTGCACAGGATACGGCGTCAATCGGATTGGTCCCCGAATAGATTTCATCAAAGATACACAAATGACGTTTTTCTTTATGTAAAAGTACGCAATCTAAAATATCCTTACAGCGTCGTGCTTCCGCTTGAAATAGACTGTCTCGTCCCGACGTATCCGGTATATTCAGATAGGAATGAAAGAAATCATAATTGCAGATCGTACCCTCGGAGAAACAACCTAAACCGAACTGCTGGCATAAGATTGAGTTGATCATCATGGTTTTCAGGACCGTTGTTTTACCGGAAGCATTGGGTCCACTCAAAATGAGATTTCGATCTAGATCCACCGTATTCCTGACCGTCTTTTCTTTCAACAGGGGTAAATAATACATGTCTTTGAACAGTGTTTTCTTCCCAAACTTACACGGTCGAATAGACTTGGCCTTTGTCTTTTGTCTCAGTGCATGCACGTCTCGAATATACTGGTTCAGATGAAAGGAATACAACAACGTGTTTCGATAGTCATCTCGCATAAAAAACTCATAATAGACATGCATCAACGTACCCATCTGGGTAATTTTATAAAAGATGTTGCTGGTAGGCTGTATTTCATTCAATTGTCGGATCATTTGTCTCATCTTTTCTAACTCTAGTTCGTTCTTGTGATGGAAGGGTCGATAGGTCGAGTATCGGGCAATCTTTGTCTGCAATGCATCCGCCGCGTCTACGGTTTTTTGTAAATGTTCCTTACAGTCTTGAATAAAGGAATAAATAGATCCAATGTTTTTGTAATACGTCATGCATGCGTTGATGTTTGTATAAATCTGTAAAAAATAAATAAACAACGAAATCACAGCCGTCGTCTTATCTTGCATGGAGACTGTATCAAAGCCACAGAACAACTTGTATAAACTGGTCGTCTTCATCACCCCCTGTAAGTGCTCCACGTATTGGTCGATGGTTACTTCTATGCCTTTCATTTTGAGGATGACAAAGGGCATCACCAAGATCAGTAGAGGAGACAAAAGAGAAAAGATGGGAGTAGATAAGTTGTATAACCCGAGACAGTGTAAGAACGAGGGAGACTCATTCATGTGTAACATGGGTTTGAAGCCAATATATTGGTAACGATCGACAAAATTTGTCTCGTCGCAAAAGGATTTATATTTTTCATGGAAGACCTGATCTGCATAAGGGGCCAGTTTGATTTTACGTATCACCCGTTGACTATCCTTTAAGAAAGCAATGTCCGTGGTATAGAAAGAAGACCACTTTTCCATCAACAGGGATTGGTCAAAGAGATGTTGATAGAGAGGCGATGTACCACTCATTTCCAAGTCACTTTGGACAATCGACGACACTGTTTTAGGATTGGCATATTCAATTGGTAATTTAAACTCACACACATCTTCCGTTTCTTTGGTGGTGACAAAGAATTTATCCCAATCAAGTGACATGAACTTACCTTAGGAAAAGGTTATAATAATATAATATAAACGAAAATAAATAATCCTATACTATAATGTATAGTTACGATACCATTATGTGTCTCTCTATACACATGAAGCCCGAACAGTATTCTTTGGATCCGGCAACGGTTCAAATACTGAACAAACTCAAGGTTCTCTTGCAGATACCGGTCATCGAGCCCTTAAAAGCGACAGTGATTGTGAAAAAGCAATCGGAGATATCAAAGGTCATTAACCTATTAAACAAGGTGACGGAGAAGACCTACGAAAAACTAAAAAAGGAAATCATGGATATTGTAAGGTCCGTAGAGAAAAAGGAGGACTTGGACAAGATCAGTCATACGATCTTTAACATTGCCAGTTCGAACCTTTTTTACAGTGTCCTCTTCTCCAACCTGTACAGTGAACTGGTGACTGTCAACAAAATATTTTATGATATTTATCAAGAACATTACGATACTTACTTTGCAGATTTGTCTCGATTGTCGTACGTAAACCCAAACCAAGACTACGATCGTTATTGCGATTACGTCAAAGAGATTGACCGTCTGGATTCCAATCTGACTTTTTTTATTCAGTTGATGAAAAAGAACATTGGAAATATGGATCAGGTCGCAGACTTG